ACCGCTAGACCTCCGAAGAAGTCTGCTTGGTCATCTCTGACCTCACATTGAAATTCATCGTGTACATTCAGTACGAACTTATAATCTATCTTGTACTGTGTAGCATATGTATCCAATAGCACCAACGCTTTCTTCATTATAACCGCACCTGCACTCTGTAGTAGAGTATTAAGTGCTGAATGTTGAGAGCGTATGTGTAGCTTACGACCATCTAACCCAGTTACCCAACCCTTCTCGCTAGACTGTGTAACCTTCTCACGCAGTAATTTCAAAGCAGGAGTATTATCAAGAAAGTTCTTCTTTAGCATACGTCCGTGCTTCGCACCACCATTAGATACCTCACCAATCTTAGCATCACCCGCACCATATAGGAACGCATAGATAAAAGTCTTAGCTTGGTCTCTAGTTTGAAGTCCTGCTGACTTCTGATTAGCAGTATGAATATCACCAGTAAGTATCTCATTGGTATATTTATCATCATTCATATAGTGTGCTAACATTCTAAGTTCTAGACCACTAGCATCACAACCCACTAACTTATAACCTTTAGGTACAGTCCACAAGTCACGACAGTCAGCACCATAGCCACCTGCAAAACCCCAAAGGATTTCACCAGTTTTCTTATCGTGCCTAGTCGCAGGGACTTGAGCACAGTTAGGCTTAGAGTGTGTCATACGTCCTGTAACCGCACCACAAGAATTAACATTGCCGTGTATCCTGCCTGTCTTATCATTAATAGCCTCAACCCAACTCTTAACCATAGCAACACGCTTGGTAATAGTAAGGTAATCAACAATCAACTGTGCTTCGGGTATCCTCACAGATTTAAGTATCTTCTCGTCAACAATGATACTACCCTTATCTGTAAACTTCTTAGGCTTCCACCCGAAGTGTTGTAGATACTTAGCTATCTGCTGACGTGAGCCAAGATTAAAATCAGGGTACTCAAAGTATCCCCACTTACAACCATCAAAATGAGCACCCTTATCTAACTGTGCCTGATAGCGTTTAGATATAGTGCCATCTTTATTCTTCATCTTGTCTTTAGGGTGTACTAACTCAACCCATACAGGTAGAGGTTTAAATCTTTCGTGTACCTCGTCCTCTATGTCTAGTACCTTTTCTTTCATCTCAGCCAGTAACTCATAAGCACGTTCCTCATTAAGTATCATACCGTTGTCAGTCTGTTGCTTAATGATTTCAGCAGTCTGATGTTCTAACTCAACCGCCTCAGAAAATGTTAAATTTTTAACAAAATGATTATCTAGTTCTTTGGTCAGTCTTACATCTTGCTTACAATATTCTAACATCTCGTGGCTATACTCTTCCCAACCACCTTGATAGTCATCTTTATAATTACCTAACCTTTCGCCCCAAGCCCTTAAACTATGTCCACCGTCAAGGCTAGGGTTATGTAATCGTGAAAGAACAAGAGTGTCCCGTAACTTAAAAGACCAACCCAGCCCAGTAAGACTACGCAGAACAGGAATATCAAAACCAATAATGTTGTGTCCAACAAGAGTGTCGACATTTTCCGATGCCAACCATTTTCGAAAAAGTCCATTTGCTTCTCCTCCTATAAAATTGTAAACAGTAGACTCGTCATTATCTAGCATTGCACATATGCAATGTACTCGAGTAGCTTCAAGCCCGTCAGTTTCTATATCAAAAAAAGCCTTCGGCATCTTCTGTTACCTCCGTTAGTCTACCTGTCTCACTATCGTATTGTAGTCGACAAGCCTTACCAGTTAAACCTGAGAACCTATTCTTTATAACTCTAACCGTAGTTTGGTTACGAATGATAGGGTCGTCTGCCTGTTGGTTACGTTCTAAACCTAACACTATGTCAGACAACTGAGCAATCGCCGCACTCCCTCGTAACTCTGAGAGGCTCACCTGCCCACCTTCTTCGTGTGCCTTACCTTGTGGTCGTTTAAGATGAGATATAAGAAATAAACCTATGCCTGTCTCCTGTACTATCTTTCTTAGATTAGTCATAATTTGGTCTATAGCCTTACGCTCGTCTAAGATACCATTTTGGTCAGATACTACAATTGATAGGTGGTCTAAAACTATCCACTTACAATCAAAAGATTTAGCATAAGTTCTAATGACATTCATTAGTGAGTCTTCAGACATACTACCAAAGTGGTCGTAGAAGAAAACATTCTTATCACCTACCGATTTCTGCCATAGGGCTTTCTTATCTTCGGGGCTTAACTCTCTCTCATACTGTGGTATGTGAATAGGTGAGTTAGCTTCGATAGACATCAAGCCTTTAACACTACGCTCAATAGACTCCTCTAAGTGAATAATAGCAAGGTTATCATCAGTTGTATTAAGTATGTAAGCCTCAAGTTCCTTAACGACACTCGTCTTACCCATACCCGAACCACTAGTAATAGTTACTAATTCCTTAGCCCTAAATCCATATGTTAAAGTGTTAAGACCACCCCAAGGATAATCAAGATTGACGAGGTTCTCATCTTTTAACAGATGTTCCCACGTGTCTTGACCTTTGATAATTCCTGCAGGTGTGTAAGACTCAGCAGACCACCAAGCGTTAGTAAACTCTTTAATCTTTCCGTTGACTAACATCTCGTTAGCATCTTTCATAGGTAGTTTACAAACCTTCAGCTTACCAACAGATATAATATCCTGTACGGCTTTAACTGCTTCAAATCCTGCGGGGTCTTGGTCGAAACATAGCACGACATTATCAAATGACTCTATGTATTCGAGGTTATCTTTAACGTCCCTAGAGGCTGAATTAGCCCCGTTCTTTAGCGACACTACCTGCCACTTACCATCAAACATTTCGCTTACAGAAAGGGCATCTATCTCACCCTCACAGATTGTTAGATACTTACCGCCTGAGCGATTAGCTTCTTGCCCAAATAAACCTGAGCCTTTGTTAGTTCCAATGATTTGAAATTCTTTAGTCGCGACAGTTCTCTCTTTATAACCGATTAGGTTATTTGTATCTTTAGAGTCGTAGTATGGATAGTAGTGTTTATCTATCTTACCACCTTTATCAAAGGTTACAGTAACACCAAACTTAGATGTTATCTTACCCGATATTCTTCTGTCTTTGATTGCAGAACCACTAGTACCACGAGGTGTGATTGTGGATTGCATATTATCTTGCTCCTTATAATTATTAGTTGTGGCAGAAAATGTTAAATTTTTAACAATTTTTTCATAGTGTCCACAAGCGTTACAATAACCGTGTCCGTCAGAATAGACGGAAAGATTATCCCCTGCTTTGTCCCCACCTGTATCTCTACAGGCAGGGCAAGGCTTATGCTCTACAAAAGTAGAGGGGTTAAGCGAAGAACTCATTCGTATCAGAGTCCGCAGATTTGTACCCTTCAGTGCGATTAGACACCTTAATGGCAGTCAAGTACGTTGCCACCCCGTGTTGCGGGTGTTCATTACCTGCTTTCCATAAGACCTCTACATTACTTTCAGCCCCGAAGTCGTGTCCGATAGCTTCACCATCGTCAGTCTTAATCATCTCAAAGTTTAAAGGATACTTAGTAGAGAATTTTCTCGCTCTATAAGACCCTCCATCTTCTGTCTGAATAGTCCTAACCTTGACACCTGCTTTTTCTAGTGCCGTGGCTTCCTTATCGTCAATAGCGACAGTAAGCGTGTACTTACCAGTATCTTCACCATTGAATTTTTCTGTACTGTCTAGATAGACGTACTTTGCTATACCTTTAGTTATCATAATTGTATTATCCTAGAGACCTAGTAATAGAACTTAAGTCAGCGGTCTCAGTAACCAACTTAAGTCTTTAGATTTAACTAAAGTGATAATCATTATAGTTATCACTTTAATTATAACTATAGTAATATTTTAACCTATCCAATATTCTTTGTCAACATTTAAATCTTCTTTATTAATAATTTCTTCATCGTCTAGCCAAGTATACGGATTAGAATGGTATCTACATAGGTTACACAAATCTAAAAATACTTTTTTGTCTTGTGGTTCTTTAGCTTTAGACTCCCATTCATTTAAAACATTATCACAGCATTTACATCTCACGATAAAACCTTTTTTAATATCTTAAATATATCTGAAGTAGGCTTATACCCACCAGCAATACATTCATCAACGATTTTATTAACCTTATCAAGTTTCTTTTTTAAAGCCCTATTAATTTTTAGGGCTTCATCATTAAAGTTTTTATTATTGTTGGGATTGCTCATACTGTAAACTCCTTATTTTTTCGTTAAGTATTAATAGGTCAGACTCGTTGCTCATTATGTTCCATTCGATATGCTCTTTTTCATCTATCAGCTTGTCTAATAGGTCATTATGATTGCTCTCCAAAGTTGGTGAGCCAAAGTCTAGTTCGTCTTTATTTGCATACGTCCAAGGTACGCCATTAATATCAGTCTTCATTTTCAGCCCTCCCTATAGACCAGTTACTGTCTTTCATAGCATAAATTCTAGCATCAGTCTCGGTCATATGTTCAGCAAGACAATTGCCCTCACCATCAGTAACAAAGTAAGTGTATTCGTGCTTTTTGTAGACCTCAGCGAGTCTACTTATTAAAGGTTTATTATTCATTATCTTCCTCCAGTCTTTTTAACCATTCTTTAGCTTCTTTAAGTGTACTAAAATCATAAGAGAAAGTTCTTTCCCCTACTTGACCATCAGACACACAATATTCAACCACACCTTGAACAGATGTTTGTTTTATTATTTTATCCATTATGTTCATTATCTATCTCCTTATAAAATGATATGCTCTCACACTCTACACGAACATCATTATGACCACGTTCTTTTGTGTAGTAGTCGTAAAGCCTTTTAGCATCTTCAAAATCTACATAATTATCGGTAACTTCTGTACCGCCTACCCATACTGTATATTGACTCATTATTTCGCCC